CCCAACGATGGCTGGCCGACGAAGGACTTTGCCGCAGGTGATATCGTCAACATCGTTGATGGCGAAATGATGGAAGTCAATACGATCGCTGATGTTGGTCCGGGCCTGACACTTACGATGGTCAATCCGTTAGCAAACGCCTACACTACATCAGCTACGGTAACGAAGATCATCACTATGTTCATGTTTGATCTTCTACCAGGCGACACGATCCTTCCTGCCACGAAGAGTTACGGAACGCCAATAATCTATCAGCACATGGCTCAGGCGGTCTATCCCGGCGTCATGAGTCCTGAAAATATACGGGCGATCGCGGCCACATTTGTCCCGATCAAAGGTAGGATGTTCATCAGCCCAATTCTTGATATGAGCTAATTAAATAAGTATAAATCACGAAAGAACGATACGGAGAGAGAGAATGGCAGATGTTTATGTGGATGACATAGCTTGTATCGCCTCGTTAGAAGCGTTCGCAGCTAGCGCTCCGGCGAGCTGTGCAGCGGGCGTCAACATAGCCCTCGAAGAAGCTGAGGGTATGGCCAAAGATGATATCAAGGTTGACACCGGGGCCGCGAAGTCATTGATAGATATAGTACCCGCGACTCCGACCGCGATCTTTGATGCACAACTGCGTTCAATGGCACAATATTCAACGGCTATTGAGGCCGTCCCCGCCAATCCATTTGCTCGCGCTCCTGGTTCTACACCACCTCCAGTAGCGGCGTTGTTAGGGTGGGCTTCGAGGCACAATAGCACATCATATACTAACAAACAGTTCGCATACGTGGTCGCTCGCACAATCGGGGAGAAAGGTGTGGAGAGCAAACAATATATTGCATACCTAGCGCAAGAAAAGCTTCCTGCAATGTTACTACTACAAATTGAACTTGCATTAAGTGAACTGATAGGTTTATGACACTAAATTCCGCTGCATACGATTTACAAGTTGCATTAGTAGGCCGCATTGAAGCGGCACTTCCAGACTGGAATGTTTCAGAAAAGCCACGGAAGAACCAACCGCCTCCGTATATTGAAATAGCGAGCGTGGACATAATCTCAACTATCCAGACGAAGACGACCACGATCGAGAAACTGAGAGCAACTATTAATGTATGGGATGAAAGCGAAAATTCAGACGCGGTGAAAGACGCCATAGACGATATTAGAGCGGCAATAACAAGCACAAATATCGTGCTAGATAATGGCTTCTTTAACTACCTTCAAATTCACGAACGAACTGTTCCTAGTGCGCTCCAACGCGATCGAAGAACGTGGAAGGGCTCAACTATCTTTCAGTTCAATATCCGGCAGGCGTGAAACCCCGAACTAAACCGTTTCCTAAAGGAAAACGAGTAAAACAAGAGGTGAAATAGATAATGGCAAATGAAATTCCCTTGATCGGGACCGATGTGCTGTTAAAAATGAATATGAACAGCACGTGGACAACGCTTTTCGGTCAAAGAGGATGCACGTTGAACCTGAAGATGACGACTATTGCCGTCAACTGGAAGGGTTCAAACAGATGGACATTCAGGGTGCCAGGCGATCGAGACTGGTCTATAGACTTTACCGGCATGCACTGGCTTCAGTCAGACGGCGTACACGCAGAAGCGACCATAGACTATATAAGAGCAACATTTATGGATGACGCAGCGAACCAACCAGGCCGGGTTCAAGTCGAACTTCTATTCCCTGGCGGCTATGTGGCGCAGGGATTTGGATACATGGAAACTGCAACGCTTGACTACCAAGTAGCGACAGAAGCTACTCTAAAAGGAACGTTCACTGCAGACGGACCGCTTACATTCCCAACGATGGCATCATAGGAGTAGGAAATCATGGCGACTTTAACGCCTACATCTATAACCACAGTGGGAACCCAGCAGACGTTAGGCGCCGCTACAGCGTGTGGAGATCGGTTCAGGCCTGCCTCATTTCCTGAGTTTCTCAGGATCAAGAACGCGGGGGCAGGAATCACCCTAACGATACCCACACAACGCCCAGGTGGAGCAGCGCCAGTCAACTCAGTGCTTACCGGCCCCGCAAACTCCGGTCAAGCAGTGATTAACGTTACTGCAGGCAACAAGTTCAATATCGGTGATCGCTGCACAATCGTTGACAGCGCAGGGCGCGAAACCTGCATAGTTTTATCAGTCCTCGCAAATGCAGTTACGATCGACACGAACTTAGTCAACAACTATACCACGGCAAGAACCGCGACATTATGGCTCGGGGGCGCCGATATCGTCACATCCATAGGTGGTGCCGCAGACGTAACTATCGCGTTTGATAGTTCCGCTTACACCACCGACTTCACCGACGACGACGGCTACGTGCAACTTGTGTATAGCGGAGTCACAGGTGTAACGGCCGGACTATTCCAGTTAAAGGCGGCGACATGATGGTAGCCAAAATCAAAGAAGATATAAAGGGAATTATGACTTCCCCGCCTGTAGTAACTGCATTGACAGTAATGGGGATCGCGCAAGAAACGTTTGTCACGGGTTCCTTACCCGCAACAGTGACTTATACACCTACCGGCACGAGTAACTTCATCACGATTAAAAACGCCGGTGCGGATGTTACCGTAAGCGCAGTATGCAAAGTTCCATGCAGTATGCCATTGGCGTGTGCCAATGCCGCAGGGACAAACGATGCAGGCATGCACAACTTCGTGATGAAAGTCACCAGTGTAGACGCCGAGAAGTCGTTCGTTATTCCGTATCTGGACCACTACATTGATCCCGATCCGAACTCGGCGACGTATGGCATGGTGACACTGAACTGCGATGCAGCAATGCAGGACCACGGTTTGTTAGGAATCTTCACGGTTCCTTAGAGGAAAATATGGCAGAACGAAAGGCAGGACTTGGAACAGATGGGCTCAGAAAAGTGAAAGGAGGAGCGGTCACGAACGGCGATGAATCCATAGTTCACGACAAGCCCAAATTACCGAAAGGACCGAAAGGAGGACGCAATATGAAAGGGGCAGGATCAGATACGTCGGTGGAAATTGTCTTTAAGGACAACGATGTTCGACGAATCGACTTTAAAATGGCAGCAATAGAAGCAATAGAGAATCACTATCCGGATGTGAATACAGGCAACCCGACTACGCCTATCTCGGTTATCCTTAGATGGCAGAGAGCAGGTATGGGTATGTCATGGTCGCAGCTCAAGGTATTTCTTTGGGCGGGGCTTCTTTGGGAAACTCGGATGCTTAAACTCGAAGAGCTGGACGACATGATGGAGCTAAGTAAAGTGAAAGTTTACTCAGCGCAAGTAGACAAAGCCCTGCAAAACGCATTCGGCATTACTGACGAGGATATTGCTGCAGCTCAAAAGGCAGCGGATGAAGGCCAAGTAGCAGCTGCAGAAAAAAATGGACCCTTGACTGGGGAGAGTTAAAGAAGCTCGCTTACGGAACGTTAAAGTTACGCCCACCTGAATTTTGGTGGGACTATGTACTGGCAGAGCTGAATGAGATGATAGCAGGCCACCTAGCTTACGAAGAGCGATTCGGTGACATAATCGCCTATGGCGTAAGTTACGGGATGTCTGGCAAGAAGCCGCAAAAAGCGGCTGTGCGTGACGTCGCAGGCGATCGTGCATACCTGCAAAAGGTTATGCGCGGTGAGATCGAAGGCAAAGCCGAACCGGTTCACCTTACCCCACAAGTCGTAGAGACAATTTTTGCGAAGGAAGTAAAGAACGCAGTGAGAATCGACGAGGTTACACCACCATCCACGCTGCCTGATGAAGACGTAGGCGCCGACGTAGCATACCTGAACGCAGTCAGTGAGCGCATAAAGAAAGCTATGGGGAACTAAATGGCTGTAGAACCGATTATCGTCCACATCTTAGGGGACGCCACTGAGTTGAGTGGAACATTGGCCGCTGCCGGAACCGAGATCAAGGCGTTCGGCACGTCGATGGTCGCGATGGGGACAGGTCTCACAGCCCTTGTAACCCTCCCAATAGTCGGTATTGCTGCCGCAGCGCTAGTCAGTGCAAACAACGTTCAGAAAGCATACGCTATCATCATTGCCGGAACTGGCGCTACCGGCTCTAAGTTGCAGGGTTTAGAGAGTCAGTTCGACAGCCTCGCATCAACAGTGCCCAACAGCTTCACCGACACGGCCACAGTTCTCACAACGGTTAACGATAAGCTGCAACAGGGCGGCTATGACATCACCGAGATTTCAAAGAATATCCTTGATATCTCAAGAATGACTGGTGAGAGTGCAACCACTCTCTCATCTGATTTTACTGCTTCAATTCAACAATGG